CATCTGACCCACCCACCCCATCTGCAGGAGGAGTACAGCCATGGCGCGAGTGCGCTTTCTCGGCCCGGAGCCGGTCACCGTGCCGGAGCTCGGCAACCGGACCGTCCAGCCCGACGAAATGATCGACGTCCCCGACGCACGGTTCGGCGGCTACGTCTGCCAGCCCAGCACCTGGGAGCCGATCGAAGAGCCGCGCGACTGGGTGTGGCCGAAGGACGAGAGCGACGAGCCGGGCCAGGAAGAACCGCCCACCCACGCGGCACCGGAGCCCGAGCCGAAGACGGCCCAGAAGAAGACGACGACCCCCGCGGCCAAGGCCGCTACAGCGAAGGAGCGCTGATCCATGGCGATCGGATCCGGGCTCGGCGCACAGATCGGTATCGCGCCCGAGTCGGCCTACGGCACGTACGTGGCCCCGACGAAATTCGTCGAGCTCACGAAGGAATCCCTGCAGCTGAAGAAGACCACCGCGACCAGTCAGGGCATCGCGGCGAATCGTCTGATGGCCCCGGCTTCACGACGCGTGGTGACCCAGCGCGCGGCTGCCGGCAGCCTCGAAATGGAGGTCACCAACAAAGCCATGGGCCTGTTTCTGCAGTCCTTGATGGGCACGTCGGTGACGCCGGTTCAGCAGGCCGCAACGTCCGCCTATCTGCAGACGCATCTCCTGGCGGACACGTTCGGTAAGAGCCTGACTATCCAGAAGGGCGTGCCGCTCACGACAGGCACGGTGACCAGGAAGAACTTCCTGGGCTGCAAGATCGTCAGCGCTGAGTTCAGCTGCGAGGTCGGCGGCATGCTCACCGTGTCGATCGAGATCGACAGCAAGGACTGCGAGGAGACATCCGTACTGGCGGTTGCCACGTATCCGGCGATGGCCCCGTTTAATTTTTCGCAGATGTCCCTCAAGACCGGCACCTACGCCTCCGAAGTGGCGCGCAACGGTGTCCGCAAGGTGTCCGTGAAGATCGAACGCCCGCAGAACACCGAGCGCTACTACGCCGGCGCGAACGGCACCAAGGCCGAGCCGATCGCCAACGACCTGGTCAAGGTCTCCGGTTCGATTGAGACCGACTACGTCGACACCACCTTCGACGACCTGCACACCAGCGACGCCACGACCAGCCTGGTCTGGGATTTCACCGGTCCGATCATCGCGGCCACTCACAACGAGCGCTTCACCGTGAAGCTCCCGGCAATCAAGATCGACGACGCGCCGCCGACGATCGAGGGCTACGAGGTCATCAAACCCACGTACGCCTTCACGGGCCTGTTCGACGGGACCAACCCCATGGCCATCGAGTACATGTCCACGGACGTCACGCTGTAGGAGGTGGCCCGATGGCTGTCTCCTCGGTGCAGATCCTCGGCACCGGCCAGCTCCTGCAGCTCTCACGGCAACTGCGCGCGACATCAGGGGCGCCGATCCAGCGCAACATGGCCCGTCGCATCCGGCGGGCTGGTGAGCCGCTGAAGAGCGACCTGCAGTCCACCATCCGCAACCTGCCGCTACGCGCCGACAGCCGCGGCACCGGGAAACGGGGCGGACCATCGCCCACCACCCGCCCGTTCCGGGCCGCGCTCGCCGCGTCCGTACGCCTCAGCGTCCGCGCCAGCAGCAACCCCGGCGCCCGCGTGTTCGTCGACAAGAACCTGCTGCCGCCGGACATCCCCGTCAGCGTCCTGTACCGGCTCAACGACGGCCGGCTGCGGCACCCCGTCTTCGGTAACCGCCGGCGCTGGACGAACCAGCGCACGTCCCCCATGTGGTGGGACCGCGTCGTCCGTGACCACACCCCCCGCATGACTGCAGAGGTCGCACGCGTCCTGGACGACGTGCGCCGCCAACTCGGATAGGAACCAACGTGATCATCGTCTACTCGCCCGAGGACGGCGAGACCGAGCGCTACGACACCCGCAAGCTCCTCACCTCCGAGGCCTCCATTGCAGCCCGGACTGTGGGCATGAAGTGGCCGGAGGTCCAGGCCGCGCTGAACGAGGATGATCCGGAGGCCATGCGTGCCGTGGCGTGGGTGATGCGCAAGCGGCAGCAGCCCACCCTCCGCTTCGGCGAGTTCGACCCGGCAGTCGACGAGCTCGCCGTCCGGTGGGACCACCGGGAGATCACCGACAAGCTCACCGAGGCCTCGCGCATCGACGCACCCGAGGACGAGCGGGCGATGTTCCACCGGGTCCTGATCCGTAACGCGGCTGACCCGGCGGCAGCCGAGGCGCTCATCGAGGAGTACGCGAACGGCGGCCCAAAAGAGCCGGCCGTGACGACGTCGACCTCGACGAGCTCCGAGACCAGTACCTCGGACTCTTCGCCTACCTCCTCCACCTCGGACCCGCAGCCGTCGACCAGCTGACGGTCGCCGACTTCTACTCACTCATCGGCTGGATGGACGCCCACCAGCAGGCACAGCAATCCGGAGGTGAGTGAGCGTGGCGAGCACTCGCCTGTCGTTCCTGCTCGACGGCCGTGACGGCCTGTCCCGTGTCCTGGACCGGGTCGGCGACAACGCCCTCCGGCTGCAGCGCCGGTTCTCCGCCGTCACGACCAACACGTCCACCGCGTTCAACCGGCTCACCGGGGCGGCGGACCGCAACGGGCAGCGCATCACCGCGGCGATGCGGAACAACCAGGCGGCCGTCGCCCGGTTCACGACCGACGCGAACGGCCGACTGCGCGACCTGAACGGCCGGTTCCTGTCCGCCGGCCAGGCCGCGCGGGTGCTGCAAGGCGACACGTCTGGGCTCCCGGACCGCATGGACGACGTGGCCGCCTCGACGTCCAAGGCGGCATCAGCAGGCGGATCCCTGGGCCCCGTACTCCTGGGGATCGCTGCAGCAGCAGGGCTGTCGCTGCTGCCCGCGCTCGGCGCCCTGGTCCCCATGATGGCCGGGGCCGGCCTGGTCGCGGGCACGCTGAGCCTCGGATTCTCCGGGGTCGGCGACGCCATGGCCCTAGCGGGCAAAGACCAGGAGGCCTACAACAAGGCCCTGAAGAAGATGTCGCCGGAGTCGCGGGCGCTCACCCGCGAACTCGTCTCGCTGAAGAAGGAATTCGGCGACGTCGGCAAGGACGTCCAGAAGGCGATGCTGCCCGGCTTCACCAAGGCGGCCCGGGCCGCCAAGCCAGTCGTCGACATCCTCGGCCAGGGGATGGTGCGGCTCGGCGACGGGATCGGCAAGACCGCAGCCGGGGCAGCCCGCCTCTTCCGCTCGGGCGGGTTCCAGAAGGATCTCAAGACCAACCTCGATCTCGGCATGTCCTTCACCCGTGAGATGACTGGCGGGTTCGGGTCGCTGCTTCGTGGCCTGCTGACGTTCGGCGCGAAGTCCAAGCCCACCCTGGACAGTTTCTCCTCCGGCTTGTCCGGGCTGCTCGGCAAGGGCGGCGGCGGACTGGTCGGCATGTTCCGTGGGCTGGAGACCGGCATCGGCGGCAGCGCCGCCATGCTCGACGGCCTGTTCGGAATGCTCAATCGTGTGCTGCCCGCCGTCGGTCGTTTCGCCGGTGAGGTGGCCCGTACTTTCGGCCCGATGCTGGGTGAGCTCTTCGAATCCACAGGTCAGCGCACGTCGGCGGCCCTGGACATCCTCGGCCAAGGCGTGCGCGCGCTCGCCCCCGTCTTCAAGGATTTGGGGTACGGGCTCAAGACGTCGACGCAGCTCCTCGCGATCATCGGCCCAACCATGCGTGACGTGGGCTCTGCGATCGTCGGTGCCCTACTCCCCGCCTCGTCCGAGGTCGAGAAATTCAGGGGCCCGTTCGAGCGGCTGTCCGGTGCGATCCAGAACAACAAGGGCGCCATCCAAGAAGCCGCTCGGATCATGGGCGGCCTGATCATCGACATGGTGTCTGTCGGCGTCGAGCACCTGCCCACGCTGATCGGCCTGTTCCGGACGATGTCCAGCGGAGTCGTCACCGCGCTGGGCGGCATCCTGCACGGGGCCGCGTCCGCGTTCGGCTGGATCCCCGGCATCGGCGACAAGCTGCGCTCGGCAGACGAGTCGTTCTCGTCCTTCCAGCAGAGTTTCATCGGGGGCCTGGCCACGGCCGAGGCGAAGACCCGCGAGTTCGCGGCTGGCGCCCTGCCGAAGCTGCAGCAGGGGAAGCTCAAGGTCGACATCTCCAACTGGAACAGCCAGCTCGAGACGGCCAAGGCCAAGCTGAAAACCGTCCCGCCGGAGAAGCGGGCCTCGCTCAAGGCCCACATCACGGACCTGCAGAACAAGGTGGCCCAGGCCCGGCGCGAGTTGGCATCCCTGCAGAACCGCAGCGTCACGGTCACGACCCGGTACGTCACGGTCGGGGACAGCAGCGCGGCCCGGAAGAGCGGCTCGCACGGCTCGACCCTGAAGTACGCCTCGGGCGGTCTGGTCGGCTACCCCGGCGGCGGCATGGTCACCGGCCCGGGCACGGGCACGTCGGACAGCATCCTCGCCCGTGTCAGCAACGGCGAGTTCGTGATCCGCGCGAAGTCAGTGGCCCGGTACGGTGCCCGGTTCCTCGCCGCGATCAACGAAGGCCGGTTGGGCATGGCCAGCACCGTGGCCGGGGCAGGCGGCAGCATGGCCGGCGCCGGAGCTGAAGCAGGCCGCGGGCTGCAGGCTGGTCTACGCGCGGCGGCGGCTGGTGTCGACGGCGCGGCCAGGGTCATGGCGGCCGGAGTCGAAGCCGGGGTGCGCACGGAGCTTGAGATCGCGTCGCCGTCGAAGAAGATGAAGGCCTTGGCGGCGGATGTCGGCAAGGGACTCATCATCGGCCTGACCGGCAGCAAGGCGAAGATCAGCGCCGTTGCCAAGGATCTGGTCAAAGACATCTGGGCTGCGTGGAAGGGCACCGGATCGACGAAGGATTCCCGCCTCGTCGCGATGGTCACCCGGGACACGAAGAAGCTGCAGAGCCTGGCCAGCCAGCGTGACGCCCTGGCGAATCGGATCAAGGCAGCGAAGGATTTCGCGAAGTCGATCACGGCCGGGGCCCGGCAGGACGCGTCTCTCGGCCAGCTCGGGATCGAGCAGGAGGACGTGAGCGCGGGCAGCATCAAGGGCGCACTCGCCGACAAGCTGGCCAAGCTGAAGACCTTCACCTCGTACATCAAGACCCTGGCGAAGCGCGGGCTGAACAAGAGCTTGCTCAGGCAGGTGCTGGAGATGGGGCCGGAGCAGGGCTACGCCTACGCCAGCGCCCTCGTCGGATCGGACGCCAGCACCTTCAAGGCCATCAACTCCTTGGAGACGCAAATCAACCACCAGGCCGACGCCCTCGGCCTGGCCGGGGCCGACGGGATGTACGACGCCGGGAAGAACGCGGGCAAGGGGTTCCTCACCGGGCTGACGTCGCAGCAGAAGGCGATCGAAGCCCAGATGCTGAAGATCGCCCAGGGGATGCAGAAGGCGATCAAGCAGGCCCTCGGCATCAAGTCGCCCAGCCGCGTGATGGCGGGGCTCGGCCGGTACACCACCGAGGGCCTGGCCGTCGGCATGACTGAGCGCCTGCCAGTCCTGGACGCGGCGCTCAGCACGGTCACGGACCGGGTCGCATCTACGCGTCCGGTCATCGGCCGGCCCGCCGTTGTCGGCGCCGGTGCGGGCGGCGTGGTCTACAACATCCCGATCACCATCGAGAACCCCATGGACCCGGTCGCGGTGGCGCGGGAGTTCCAGAAGGTGTTGGTCAAGTACGGCCGTGCGCAGGGCGCCACGGTGAACTTCAGCGTGGGGAGGTAGCCGGTGGCTGTCTTGTTGGAGATGGGGTGGGGTGGTCTGGTGCAGGCCCCGTGGTCGATCACGTGGACAGACATCACGCCCCGCGTCGACCAGGGGCAGGGGGTCACCATCACCCGGGGTGCGTCGGACGAGTTGTCCGAGACGCAGCCCGGGACGGCCACCGTGACTCTCGACAACGTTGACGGTTGGCTGACCCCGGGAAACCCGAACTCTGGGTACGCCCCCTACGTCCGGCGCAACGCCCCGATCAGAGCGTCCGTGGCGTACTACCCGCCGAAGTCCGGTGCAGCCCCGTACCCGCTGGCGCAGCTCACCGACGATTTTGACGACGGGGTGGTAGACCCTGCGAGGTGGACGGCAGTCGGCGGGTCGGCCGAGGTGGGTGGGCGGCTGCGTCAGCCGATGGCCTCGACAGTGGCTCGGCACACATCGGTTCGTGAGTGGACGCTCGCTGGGTCACAGCTCACCGTGAAACTCTGCGCGGTGCCGGCAGCAGGTGGGTCCTCGTCTGCGTCGGCCAGCTGGTACATCTACTCGGCGACGTCCGGCACCCGCCTGCGCTGGTCGTACAACCCACTCACGAACCAGCTGCGCGCGGCCATCGAGGTTGGCGGCGCGGACGCGGGCGGCGTGAACCTGACCTACAGCCCGATCGATCACGCGTGGCTGCGGGTCCGGGAGACCGGCGGCACGCTGTACATGGAGACATCGCCGGACGGGTGGGACTGGACCGTACGCCGCAGCGCCGCCACCCCGGCCTGGGTGGGCACCGACATGGTGCAGGTGGAGTTCGCTGCCACCCGCACCGGCGGCACTCCCGACTACATCGAGTGGGACTACCTCGGTGCCCAGGTCCGCCCGCGCTTCTACGGCATGGTCAACGAGTTCCCCGTCGAATGGGAGGGGTTCCTCTCCAAGGTGACCCTCAGCGCGACCGACCTGTTCAAGCGCCTGAACAAGTTGCCCACCCTGCGGTCCATGCTGGGAATGGAGGTGCTGACCAGCGACGGTCTCACCGGCCTGTACTCGTTTCTGTCCTCGTACTACCCGCTGACCGAAGGGGCCGGGTCTGCGTCGGCTGGGTCGATCGCCGGGTCCGGTGTGGGGGCGCTCGCCATTACCCAGGTCGGTGCCGGGGGTGCCCTGGAGTTCGGCACAGAGGGCGTGCCGGAGACAGGCGAAACTGCGGTGACGTTCACGCCGGCGTCGGCGTCTGCCGGGAAGTATCTGGCAGCTGACCTTGGACCGCAGACGGCGTCCGACACCACCACCTGGTCCCCGGCGCTGGAGCTCTGGTTCAAGACGTCTACGGTGTCCCGCGCGATCTGCGGTCTGTACGAGCCCGGGTTCGATCACGAGCTGGCGTTCGTTCTCTCAGCGACCGGTGTTCTGCAGATCGAGCACACCGAGTCCGGGGATGCCCGGGCCGTGGTCACCACTACCAGCGGCAACCTGGCCAACGACACCTGGCACCACCTCGTCTACGACGGGGCATACAAGCGCGTGTGGATCGACGGGGTAGCGGTCGGCGGGACCCTGGCCGTCAGCAGCTCTCAGTCCCTGCGGCACCTCCACGTCGGCGGGTACAGGGGCTCACGGCTGTTCGCCGGGCAGATTGCCCACGTTGCCCTGCACGTGGCGCAGGGGCCGACAGGGGCCGTGTACGCCGCAACGTACGGAGCCATCACCGGTTTCGCCGGGGAGGCTGCAGACGCACGGGTCGAGCGCCTGGCCCGGTACGCCGGCCTGCCATCGGTGACTGTCCTCGGCAGCACCCACGATCCGGTCGCATCCCAAGGGCCGGCCGGGTCCGGGGTGGTGGCCCGGCTGCGGGAGATCGAGGCCACCGAGTCCGGCAGGTTCTACGCGGAGCGGGACTATTACGGAATCGCCTACCAGTCCCGCGACTTGCGATACAACCCTGACCCGTCCACCGAGGTATTCACGATCTCCTACGCCGACGTGGAGCCGGGTACCCAGCTCGCCGACGACGACCAGAAACTCTGCAACCAGGTCGAGGCGAGCAGGCCGGGCGGCGCCACGCAACTGGTGAACGCGCCGTCATCAGTCCTGGCTTTCGGGCCCTACGAGCAGCAGCTCACCCTGCTGAAGACGAGCGACAACTCAGTGAGCGACGCGGCGTACTGGCGTGTCTCCCGCTACGCGAACCCGTCGCCCGAGCTGCGGGAGGTACCTGTCGAGGCGTACACGATGCCGCAGTATCTCGACATCCTCGACGCCGATATCAGCTCGTACTTCACGGTGTATGACCTGCCGCCGCAGGCTGCCGCTTCCGCCCTGCGGGTCACGGTCGAGGGGTACACCGAGACCATCCGGGAGAACAGCCACGTGATCCAGTTCCGGACCTCGGCCAGCAGCACCGACTCCGTCTGGATCCTCGGCGACCCCGTGTACGGAGTCCTCGGCTCAACCACCCGCCTCGCCTACTGAAAGGGGCCACCGTGCCCGTCCCTGTCATCCGCGCAGAGACGTACTACTTGCCGCCTCCACCGCGGCGCGGCTACCCGGCCGTCGACTGGACTGGTATCCCGCCGGCGGAGCTGGTCTACCAGTACATGGAGAACCGAACCGGTCGGCGTGTGACCCCGCCTGCTGAGACGGTCGACCACACGTACTTCGCCTGGATCAACCAGAACCGGTGGGTCGCGCTGTGCGTGTGCGGGTCCGCCCAAGTCATCTCTCCTGCCGACCCGAGGTACGGCTGCACGGAGTGCGGCTACGGCTGGTGCGCGCTGGTGTTCCCGACGGACGTCGAGGTGGTCGAGGCGGAGATGCTCGCCATCGAACACCCGCACCTGCGGAACTGGTGGAACCCTGCCGATCCCGACAACCCGAACCCGCCTGTCACTACCCCGCCGCCCCCGGTCGACCTTGACCCGAAGACTCCGCCGAGGAGGTAGCTGTGACGTTTGCCCCCCGGTTGTGGGTCGTCGGCGAGGTGGTGTCCGCCGCGATCATGAACCAGGAGATCCGCGACCAGGTCAACTCGATCCTCGACACGTGGACGACGTACACCCCGACCTGGACCGCAGCCACGACCAACCCGTCCCTCGGGAACGGGTCGATCACAGGCAGGTACATGAAGGTCGGCCGCACAGTGACGGTGTCCATCATGCTGACGATCGGATCTACAACCACGCTCGGGACAGGCGCCTACCTCATCGGTGTCCCCGTCCCTGCCGCTGCAGCCGTGGTGTCGTCTCTCGGCGCCGCACGCCTGAGCGCGGCAGACACATGGCTCGGCCACATGTTCCTCGCCTCCGGTGCCTCCGCAGCGAACGTCACGTTCCCCGCGACAGCAACGAACACCCGCGGAGCGAATATGTCCGGCACCGTGCCCGAAACTCTGGCCGCCGGCCACATCCTCCGAGTCAGCCTGACCTACCAGGCCGCGAGCTAGCAGCCACCGCACGAGAGGCACAACGCATGGCACCCATCACTACTGACGGGCTGGTCCCGGCCCCCGCTGTAGCCGACGACAAACTGATATCCGCCGTGCTCCCGGTGGACGGCACATCGCAGACACCGCGGCGGCTGTACCGGGTCGTCACGAACCCCCTGCAGCCCGGCGATGTCCTACGCACCCACGCCGAGGCCCGAGTCACGAACGACTGCGGGAGGGACGGCGGGTCCCGATACACGATCGGCGTGGGTTGGCACCTGTGGGCGTATTCGTACACGGATCCGCTGCGCGAGAAGGGCCCGTGGTGGCAGATCAGCCACCTCATGGGCGACAACGTCGACCCCGTCCGCCACCACATGCCCCTGCACATCACGAGCATGTACCGCGTCCCCGCCGACTGGCCGACCGGACACCGGATGGTCATCAACCTTCAGGCCGACGCCCACAGCACCGCCTGGGAGATCAACGGCGGGCGCGATCTGCTGACGGTCGACGACGGGTATGGACAGATCATCGTCGATCATTTCACCGCTCCGGCCTGACGTCCCTCCCCCCTTTCCGCGTCCGCCCCGCCACGCTGGCCGGGGCGTTTCTCATGTCTGGAGAACTACATGGCCACACCGATGACCCCTGACCAATGGCTCAGAGCCCTGCGCGCGGAGGGCGTGCGTGTCGAGGAGTACCCCGGCTGGCGGACCCGCAGCCGTGACGCTGCGACCGGCTCCGCGTTCGGCCCGGTCCGCATGTTCCTCAACCACCACACCGCCGGACGCAACGCCAGAGACATCGTGGCGAAGACAGGCGTTTCCGGCCTGCCGGCCCCGCTCGCCCACGTGTACCTCGCCCGGTCCGGCGTCGCCACGATGTGCAGTGCCGGCCGCGCGAACCATGCCGGGAAGATGGCCGTCAACGCCTACGCCTCGTTCCGCGATGAGAAGGCGGTACACCCCTCGCCGTCTGCCGCCTCCGGGACCATCGACGGCAACGACGTCGCGTACGGCATCGAGACGGAGAACCGCGGCGACGAGGAGGACGTATACCCGCGCGTCCAGTACGACGCCTGGGTGCGGATCAACGCTGCCGTCTGCCGGTTCCACGGCTGGAGCGCCGAGTCTCTCGGGTGCCACAAAGAAACGTCGATCGAGGGCAAGGTCGATCCCCGGGGCCCGGTCGAGGGGTACGGAGCGCGCGGCCGGTTCGCGTTCACCCCGTACCAGTTCCGCGTAGACGTCGCCGAGCGGCTGAAGCACCCCGCGTCCTGGTCCCC